TTGACGCTGAAAGCGTGTCCTACAAATGGGTTGATGATGACCCCCGTAAATATCACCCCGGACGTGGTGTATATCGTAGCTCTTATAGGAACGCTCAAAGGCTGGCGCGAACTGAAACAAATATCGCCTACCGCACTGCCGACTATGAGCGTTGGCAACAAATGCCTTTCGTTATCGGCATTGAAATCAAGTTGAGCAACAACCACCCGGAGCCGGATATTTGCGATGACCTCAAAGGCATATACCCCAAAACATTCAAGTGGAGTGGCTGGCACCCTAATTGTCGTTGTTACCAAGAGCCGGTACTGGCAAGCACCGCCGAGCTTGATAAAATGTTGGATAATATTCTGGACGGGAAAGACCCGGCCGGCGTTGATTGTGCCAACGAGGTAACGGCTATGCCCTCAACGTTTAAGGTCTGGGCGAAAGATAATGCGGAGAGAATAGATAGAGCAACAACTGCCGGAACTTTACCATACTTTTTAAGGGATAATCAAGAACTTGTAGAGAAAGGCCGTGTTATAAAGAATCCGTTGTCGGAACGAATTAAAAAGAGGCGAAAGGAGATACAACGGCTGGCGTATGCCACTATATGCTCACAGGCATTATCAGCACCCGGAATAAATGACCCTATAACAATATCAAAGAAAAGTGTCAAGGAGTGGCTTAATCAACCTTTCGCGAACATTGAAGCCAAAAACGAGGCTCTTTTGCAGTTGCCAAAGCTGTATCAACAATCTCAATATATGGGTTATGTTGATGATATACATGACCCCGAAATGAAAGCCTATATACATGAAACTATCATAGGCGAGATTACTTGTTGGATAATCACAAGAGCCATATATGAACAAGGGTTAAGACTTCATAGCATTACGGACAATCCTAATATCTTGAAAATGCTGAAAAAGAAATAAGCCCATCCAAGCAGCAACCCGTGGAACTACAATCCACGGCCTTACTTGGAGGGGCTTAAATTTTACCGTTGTGCAAAGTTAGTAATAACTTTTGGAATTAGAACAATTTATACGCCACTTTTGATTAACTCGTACTTTTTGAGCAGTGAGTGTAGGAACATTCGCCCCGCCTCGGTCCAGACTGATACAAGCATGGTGCTTGTGCGTCCATTGGAACGATTGTAGGTATGCGTCCGTGTTTTCATATACCCCTTTGCCTGATACTTGGCATAGAGCAGCCATTGACCACTTTGCCGGAACTGTATGCCGAGGCCGTGGAGTATTTTGTTGAGTGCCTGCGCCGACATTCCCAATTCCTTTGCTATCTGGGTAGTGGTGTAGGTGCTATCGCTGGAAAGCACGTTATCGGCATACTCAACTTTTGGAGCTTGCGCCTCAAGCTGACGGAGATAGCCGGTGTGTAGCTTTTGCAAGCGGCGGTTTTCCGAGTGGAATGTATCACGCTGTATCTCCAGAGTATCGGCACGGCGTTTCTCATTGTCGGCCCGTTCACGCTCTGCCTTTAATGCTTGGAGCGTCCTTATCATGGTGTCCGGGTCGTTGAGCAGTGCATCTATCGCTTGCGGCGTGGCGGTGATTCCGTGGCGCATAAGCTCCTTGATACGGTCGTTGCACCATATAGCGAACTGGGGCGATAGCCAACGTGCGAACTCCAGCGCAACATCTTCGTGTAACCATGTGCCTTTTCCGTTGTCAGTCGTACCACCGTTAACCGTTATCACGAGATTTTCACTGTGTGAATTTCTCACAGTGGATAGAGTTTTGATAAACTCTTTTGTTGAAGGTAGTCGCAACCAATCCACAGGTCGTTTGCCGAAAGGCTTCGCCATTTGGGTAGCGTTAACCATTGTAGCCTCTCCGAGTTGGAAAGTGACGGGAGAGCCGTTGTAGCTGAACACTTGCTTGCTCATACGCCCTCCTCGCTTGCGTGGTTTACAAACTGTTCTATCACGCACGAGTGCATCGGAGCCGTAAGGTCAGTGAGCAGAATTTCGTTAAGGCGGTTTTGAGCCTCAAAGAAATTAACCGAGAATATTCCGTCACACACCTTGCTCATTGAGAGTTTTTCAAACTCATCACGAAGCCGAGCAACCTTTTTGGCGAGAGTAAGCAGTAGGTCAAACTCCGTTTGGCTGTTTGAGGTAGCCATACCTCTTTGTTTCTCTTTCATTATAACGCATTTTGAAAGATAACAGGCAATAGAAAACGGCATTGCCTTTCCCGTTGCGTTACACCTCAAAGGGCAGTGGGCGCATTAACGCACCACACGGGGGTACAATACCGTTAGTTATGTCAAGTAAGGGTATAAAAATACCACTCACAGATTTGCAAGCGGTTTTACTCACTTGCCCTTTGAAATGTAACGCATTGCAAAGGTAGCCTCAAAAACCGAGATTTACAAATAAAAAATCAACTATTTTGCTGAAAGTGAGCAATATGTGTTATATAAACACATCACCACTCTTTCTTTTCAATGTCAATCTCCACGGAGTTGCCACTACGGTTGTATGTAGCCTCCACATCAAACTTGATTGTTGCGGTGTTTTCAATCCACCATGTTTCTTGAATGAATTTGGAAACGCCGTTTTCGGCAACATAGCTCCAGAACTCCGCACGGTCTTTGAAATCCATTGTTACACCGTTGTTGTATCTGGCGATATAGGAAACGTGTGTAATGGTAGAGTTGATTTTGTCCATGTCGGCCTTGTAAGCCTCAATCCCTTTGTCGTAAGACGAGCCGTAGTTGCCATATACTACAATGTCGGTGATTACTCCGCTTGTGTTGCTTTTGAACGTAACGGAATAATTGGCATCTTTTGTTGGCAAGCCATATCTTAGCGTGGTCTTGCCAAGTGAGCCGCCCTCGTTTTCAAATGTGCCACTCTTGAAATTCTCTTTGACGTAGGATGTTTGTTTGCCTACATAGCCTACAAGCTCTTTCACGTCCAGTTTTGCAGTCGGTGTGTCCGGCTCATCATCGCCGCCGCAAGCCGAAAGGGTCAATGCAAGCAGCATGGAAAATCCAAATAATAGTTTTTTCATCTTCTTGTAGTTATTGAGATGTTTGAATTGAAATGCAAAATTACGAAAATATTAAGCGTGAGCCAACTATATCTCCTATGATTGCTCCTAACATATCAATTCTTTTTTAGAATTTCTATATACCCTCTCTTAATGCCCCACAAGCAAAGAGAATATAAAGCGTCTATAAGCTCCGGAGCAGATTCCTCGGCAATCACATCATCATCTTTGTCATAATCAAGATATTGAGCCACCCATTTATGCTCGGCAAGCTCAAAATGTATGTTCGCATAAGCCTCGGCATTTGCAAACGCTTTTCTTTCTGGCAATAATTTAGCAATGTCTATTAAAGTAAACACGGGTAATTCCCATTGTGATACAGGGTCTTTCGCCAATCCACTTGCTAATATAGGATTTACCCCTCTTTCAATGAGCCGTTGGCTCTGTTCTATTGTCAGCTCGGTTTTCATTTCGTTTTCCTCTATTGGTTGGTGTTGTGATTAAATCTCTCTTTCGGATTGTGGCGTGTGCGCCGGGGTAGGTGTACTTTCCTTTGGCGTTTCGTAGTCATATTTTGTGTTTGATAAACGCAAAGTTATGGAATATATTTAATATAACAAACTTTTGGGGCTATTTTCTTTTGTTAGCCTCGTTTTCTTGTGAGCTTAACAAGGCTTTGAGCCGCTTGTTTTCCTCTCTAAGCCTTTTATTCTCCCGCTGGAGTTGGTCTATTTGCTCCGGGTATGATAGCGGGGCGTTGCAAGTGCATTGCGATATATCGCCACTTACAGCCACCGCCATACAACCCGGAATAAGGACGCGCCCAACATCGCGGACGTTTATGTAATGGCACTTATCGCTCATTCCATAAAAGCTATCATGGAGTTAAAAATATCCATTTTATCTTCCCATTGAGCTAAGGCCGTTGTTTGGCGGTCGGTAGCCTCTCCACTTTCAAGAATATCTTGATAGTGTTCTACCATGTTTTCAGCGTGTCGGGCCGCATTGCGTATATACGGCAATATCAATTTCACCTCTCTTTTGGTAAGCCCATAATATTGTTCTGAATACGCGCCGTTAGGCTCTACTATCATTTTCATAATTCATTCGTTGTTATTGGAGTTTATGGCACGTTTGACATCGGGACGCTTTGCATACTCCTTTTGTCGCTTGCGGCACTCATCAACGCGCTCCAGAAATTCATCACTCATTGGAATATCGTATTCCAAACACTCATCGAAGATAATCAAATCCTCGTGGCAGTTGGTGCAAATGCCTTTATACATCTTGCATCCACAATCCGGGCAATAGCTCATAGTTTCTGTTCTTTTGGAAATTCATTAAACCGGCGGCATATCTCTTGACACAAGGCATTGGAGCTTTCCACATCGCCAGTGTGTATGTGGGCGATTACCATGTTCCAGCCGTCTTTGATTGCCATCTCCGCATCCAGCTCATCGGGACCAAAAGAACGCCGACCTCTTGCCGGAATACATATAAGCTCCATATCTTTTGTGTCGATAGAGCCGCTGGCATATCTCCATTTGATTTTTATTTCCATATCATTTAGGGTTTATGTTTACTTGGTTAATGATTACCCACACGCCGCCCAAACAGAACGCCACTTGCGCCGCCTCAAGCTCCTTTGCAGT